TCAAGGGTTCCCGTAAACACGCAGGTTTTCCCGAATAAAGGATGCGTTTCATCAAAATCGGTTTTCTCGGTCACAATATCCTTGGCAGATAAATTGGATTTAGTATTTGGCTTGGAAATATATGGAAGATTAAGCATTTTGCACCATTCTTCTTCGGACAGAATAGTGAGCGAACCGGAATCAACCAGTTTCTTTGCTTTTTCAAATTTTGCGCTATTTGAGCCTTGCATAAAAGCTTTATAGGTATAATGGCTGAACACCACAAAATCGCATGAATTATAAAAAACATCACTCATTTTTGCATTACATTTTCGAGAAACTTCTTTCATAAAGGAAAAAGAATACAGCTGCGGAACTCCTTTAACAGCAAGTCGCTTTCCATAAAATGGATTTGATTCATCAAAACTTAATGAATCGAGTAGTGCTGCCTCGGAGGATGGCATTTTATCTGATGCCTCTTTTAATTTGTAATATAATTGAATTGTAGTATAACAATCAGCAAGAGCCCGGTGAGCTTCTTTGACTTCGATATTAAGATAATCTGCTAAAATGGATAGTTTATGAGCTGGAGCATCTTTGAAAAAGCGCCTGCTTAATCGAAGAGTATCTACAAAATCATTTTTTAAAGGAACAGAAAAGTGTTTTTCAAAGCTATCATATAGAAAGTTGATGTCAAAATGCACATTATGTCCGATTAAAATGGAATCACCGATAAACTCAAAGTAATCTTTTAAAACTGAAGTAGGATCTGGAGCAGAAGAAAGGTCATCATTGGTAATACCTGATAAGGATGTAATGAACGGGTCAATTTCTCTGCCTGGATTGATAAGTGATGAAAAAGTATCAATGACCTCGTTGTTTTGAACTTTTACAGCACCAACTTCGATAATTTGATCAATAGATGAATCCAGACCAGTTGTTTCAATATCGATCGCAACAAAAGAATCTGGAAATTCAAGTAAACTATTTCCTTTTTCTGTTCTCATAGAAAAAATCCCCCTTGTATAAAGTATTTTATATAATCGCATATGCGGTTATATCCATCATACATAGATTTTCAAAATTCAGCAGATAATAACTGCATGGAAATCCTATTATCTAAAATCATGCACGAAAGAAATCTAACGGTACGTCAAGTAGAACAGATGACCAAAGTCCCAAAATCCACCATAAATGATATTATGAATGGAAAATCACCGCGGTTGGACACATTGGAACAGCTGGCAGCAGGACTGAAAGTCAAAATATCTGATCTATATGACTCTCCGTACAAATAAGTGTCCGAGTTCTCGGACAAATTTAAAAATCGCGTTACTTCTCCAGTTTTGGATTGTTATTATAGTAGAAAGTATAATAAACAGAACAAATGTTTGCTAAACTCTTGAAAATATTTGCTACAAGATGTAATATAAAAACAAACATACGTTCGGGAATTCTGGAGGAGTTACATATGAAAGATCTCAAAATCCTATTATCAAAATTAAATGAATCTGATTATAAGATCATCCGGCAACTCTATGCCATCTTATACAGATATCTGGAAAAACAGGGAAGGCTTTAGTCCTTCTCTTTTTTCATGCCATCAGAAACCTTTTTGAAATAATCACGAATTACTTTCTTTGATTTCTCGTCAAGATCATGATAATCTTTCATCATTTCTATGATCATATCATAAAATGGATTCCCTTCTCCATCGTAGTCGAGAAGATCTTCCACGAAATAACCAATCTCGTCTTTAACCGATCTAGGTACAAACATTTCACCCTCGCCGGTACGAAGCCATTTTTCGCTGATGTTGTGACTGGACAGCATTATGATGTGTTGATCTGTAACTTTTCGTCGCCCAGATTCTATATCGGAAACACCGGATTTAGAAATTCCAAGCCATTTCCCAAATTCTTCTTGATTCAAATTTAATGAAAGGCGAAGCTGTTTTAATCGTTCGTTCATTTTCTGTTCACCCCTTTCTATGACGCATTATAACACACAGAAGATTGTAAGTAAATAGAAAAGTTCGCAAACAGAACAAAAAGAAGTTGACTAAGTTCTGGATGCGTGATATTATATACGCAAACGGAACAATGAAGGTGAGGTGAGGAAAGATGAACATTTACGAAGAAATTTCATTATTTGCAAAAAGGCAGAGGAATGAAGTTGATAAAGAAAAGAAAAAAAGGCGAAGACAGGTATGCGTTGCCCCAGATTCGGTTGTTGGGAAAGAAATTATGTATCAGACGGCATTACTTCATGAAATATTGTATGAAATTAGAGGAGGCAAAACCTCCCCTAAAAAAATTAGTGGTTCTCAAATGCAAAAGCAGAAGAATCAAAAGTCTCTTTGAGACGATTGAATTCTATGTCGGTCCATTGATGAGAATGATCTGTCTTGTAATTGGTAAGTAATTCAGACATATAGCTGTCAAAAAGATGGAAAATTTCTTCAGCTTCATCGCGTTCTAAGACCGCAAATTGAGAATAGTAAAGAGCTTCAGATGCAGCGAATTTGGATGCGGCAACATTCAAATAAGAGATAGCAACTGAATTGTTTACGGATTCGTCAAAAATGCAATCGTGAGAGTATTGAGCATATAACATAGCCTGACGCATAAGAGATTTAAAGTTTTCAATTAAAGTAAAATCTTCTGAATGCATAAAAATCCTCCTTTCATAAATACTCGGCATGGTAATGCCTGTAGTTAAAGTATAGGAGAATCTGATGGAAAGGGCAACAGGAAAGAAAGGGGTGATGAAAAGAATGAACGAACAGGAGAAAAAAGAAATAACTGAAATGACAGAAGCAGCGAAATATCTTGTGTTACATGATCCACAGGGGTTTATGATTGCCAAAAGCAATATGGACATCTTAAAAACCAGAGCGGATCTGGAAAAGCAGGGAGTGGGAAGTGCAAGGTGAAGTCATTGGAATCGTAAAAGGATATGCGCTTTGTGCGGAGAATCAGAGAGTGAGGTGAGGAAAGATGGAAAGATTGAATGGACCTAACAGCGCAAAAATAATCAGTGTGATTGAAGTAAAAGCAAAGAGAGGTCTTGGAATAGAAGGAGACCCAGTACGCGAAATAACGCAGTACTGGGATGCGGATGGAAATTTTCTTGCAGAAAGAGACGATGATCCACAATTGCTTTGTGACCAGATTGCATGGGAATCAAAACGATTGAAGGAGATTACTGAGAGTTATTTAAAAAGTCAAAAGCTTCAGTAAAGCTGAGTTCGTATTCAACATAAGCAAATAAATTTGATATCTGCAACCAATGAAGGTGGCGAGAAAAGATATGAAATGTCCTAAATGTTTAAAGGAGATACCAGAAGATAATTTTTGTGGATTTTGTGGAGCAAAACTTAGAGAAAAATGCGAATGCTGGGTATTGAAAAGACACAATTACTCATGCTGTGAAGAAGGCTGCCCGGGATATGGGCTCCTGATTAAACTTGCCGGGAGAAGGTGATGAAGTGGGAAAGAAATATGTAAAATGGGAATTTTACGAAAACGGTACAGATGAAAGTATTTCTGGAGAGAAAGTAAATGAAATTATTGAGGAAATCATTGGAATAATGCGCAAGAACGGAATAACGGTTGGTGCAGCGCGAAAGATTCTGGAAGATACGATTTCCTCAATAATAGAAGAGACAAAAATTACATAGAGCGTTCTAGTATTTCGCGGAGAGTGAGCACCTGACGCTCATTTCCGGAAGAAATAAATGTGTCTTTGCGTGTGACTGGGATATGGATGTAATTTTTTACATTCAAAGTAATATCTTCGCTGTCTGAACAATTACCAAAAGAATAATCTATGTGAAAATGCACAGTATCAACTGGAAGCTTGGTTACATCATATTCAAGCAATTTTGTTTGACCGGGAGCCAGAATAATACCATTTACATAATCGAACTGTTCGCATAAAAGAGGAAACTTTTGTGGAGTTGTCTTCAAAACAGAATCATATGTAAAATGTGTAATTTTTGCGGGGGAAGTTCCAAAATTTTTCAGTACGAAAAAACTGGTTTGTTCGCAAATTGTAATGGCATCTATGTAGATGGAAATAACAGGCTTGGATGCGTTTTTTATCATTTCCGAGTTTTGCTTTATGGATTTAAGCGAAATGATAATTGCAATGACGCTTGTTAAGAGCGAAACCAGAATCCCCAGGAGCTGAATAAAATTTGATGCGTCTAAATTTCCCATAAAGAACCTCCTTTCTCTGGTACTTGGCATGGCAATGCCTGCAGTTAAAGTATAGGAGAATCTGATGAAAAGGGCAACAGGAAAGAAAGAGGTGATGAAATGCAGGAATTGTTGAAAATTAGTTATGAAGCAGAAAATCCGACTGTTTCAGCAAGAGAGTTGCATGATCAGCTGAATATCGGGACCAAGTTCACAACATGGTTTCAGAGAATGACAGAATATGGATTTTCTGAAAATACAGACTACAAAACTTGCTACCCAAATTTGGGAAGCGAGAACCACGGTGGACAGAACATGGTTGACTATCAGATATCTGTGGATATGGCAAAAGAGATTTGTATGATCCAGCGATCACCGGAAGGCAAACAGATTCGCCAATACTTTATAGATCTGGAGAAAGCCTGGAACACACCGGAACAGATTTTCGCTAGGGCGTTAAAGATGGCAGATAAGACCATCGAAGAGCTGAAGCACAACAATGCACTCCTTTTGGAAGACAATGTCCGGATGAAACCGAAAGAAGTATTTGCGGATGCGGTAGCAACAAGCCAGAGCACAATCCTGATTGCGGATCTCGCAAAGCTCCTGAAGCAGAATGGCGTGGATACCGGCCCGAAGAGACTCTTTGAGTGGCTGCGTGCGAATGGTTATCTGATCCGGAGGAAAGGAACAGACTACAATATGCCAACGCAGAAGTCAATGGAGCTGCAGCTGTTCCAGGTAAAAGAGTCTACGGTAAATAATCCGGATGGATCCGTGAGAATCAATAAAACTACAAAGGTTACAGGCAAAGGTCAGCAATATTTTATCAATAAGTTTTTAAAAGAGTAGGCGAGGACAAAGTAAGAAGGACAATCTGGACAGCATAGCATAAAAAGAGGTGATGATAGATGATTGTTGAAACCATGCAGATCGGAAACGCAACCATACGGGTGCATGATGATTGTTTTAAAAAGACGAAAGAGGAAATGCAGCAATGTGCAGATGGATTTTTCAGAGTTCTGATCGAAGCTGCAGAGAGAAAAAAGGAGAAAACCGCGTAAGCGGTACCGGTCGGACAAGCAAAGGAGGGATAAGAGATGTTTTACAAGATCGCAAAGACACTAAGCGTAACGGCAAGTATTATCGGAATCTTGATGATGGCTGGGGCGTGCTCAGTGAAAAGTCAGGAGCTGTTTTACTTATATGCAGCACTTGGAATCACAACACTTACTACCGGAGCATTTGCACTGGAATATTTCCGGATACGGGAATGGCAGTACCGGAAAAGGAAAATAAGGGAGGCGAGGGAGCATGCCGGAAGAGAAGCAGCGTAAAAGGCGGATCAGAGTGGAGAAGCTGGATGAATGGATTGAGACTATGAAATCAATAGAAAGAGTCAATCGTGAATCCGAATATTTCAAACAGAGTGCGATCCCGTATTTAGAGCAATATGTAGACAGCCTGAAAGAAGCTGGCAGAAAAACAGTAGTATTGGAGGACAAGCAGTGAAAACAGTAAAAGTAACACCGGATAACATTATTTCGATAATAAATGTAGATTTTGATGATTTCCGTGATCTGCAGAAAGCAGTAGGCGGGCATTTTGAAACTGTAAGCACAAAAACCTTGTATGAGACGTTTAAAATGCCAATGATCATGCTAGTGGATGAAGACGGAATAATGAAACAGAAAGAAGTCAACCGCCTTGGAAGCTATTTTTATGATGCAGACGGGCACGGATGGCCAATCTTAGGAGATATTGTATTTGCAATTGCAGCCGGAGAAGATATTGAAGCACCGGATGATGCAGAAGCCTTAAAGATATTCCTGAAAATGAATTTTTCATATTTAAAAGAAGAATAAAAAACGCTTGCGAAAAGAAATATCGCAAGCGCCGCAACCATAAAGGTACACGAATAATCTAAGCACTTATAGTGTACCTTTTAGCGGCTGGAAAGTCAAGTATTTACAGGGCGACTGCCCTTTTTAATAACTTGATAAGACTATTAAAGTTATGAGGACACGCTATGAGAATCAGACGAGTGACATACGATTTGGGAAATGTAATAGAGAGACAGGAATATCTGGATGGAAGATATGGAGCACCGGGAGAGAAGAGAGCCAAAAAGAAGAAAGCCACACCGGAGGAAGTGGAGCAGGTCAACCAGTGGACCAGGGAGAGGAAAGCCAGACACAGACTCCGGATGTATTTCAAGGTCAATGACTACTTTTTCACCTTGACATATCCGAAAGAGGAACGTCCGTCGGACATGAAGCAGGCAAAGCAGGATTTTAAAGAGTTTTACCTGTTCTGCAAGAAGGAATACAAGAAAAGAGGACAGGAGCTCCGCTGGATCCGCAATATTGAATGTACCCCGTCCGGTAACTGGCACGTCCATGTAGTTCTGAACCGAATTCCGGACGCTGATCTGATCATAGCTGCAGCATGGAAGCATGGGAAAGTCCGAAACAAGCAGTTACTCTACGAAAAAGGTGAGTTCCGGAAGCTGGCGCAATATATTACCAAAAACGAGAAAACCCAGAAAAAATACGTGGATGAGGGCGTGCTGGATCATGAGATTGCAGAAGCCAATTTTTCTACGTCTCGAAACATGCCGCTTCCAGAACCCAAAACAAAGATTTTATACCGGTGGCCGAAAGAACCGAAACCACCAAAGGGATATTACATAGTCAAGGATTCTTTTTACGAAGGGATCAACAAAGCAACCGGATTCCCGTACAGACACTACGAAATGATCCGGATAAGGAGAAAAAATGAAGATAGAACTATACACAGAGGTAAACTTCCGGGGACCAACAGCAAAAAACGGAAAGTGTATCGCTCTGGTGGAGTGCGAGACTAAGAAAGGACCGGCAGTGAAAGCACAGATCGAGAACGAACAGAACACGACCTACCACAGAATGAGCATGATCGCTATCCTTGTCGGTCTGAGAATGCTCCGACCGTGTGAAGTGACTGTCTACACGCCGGATCAGTTCCTGGTCACTACCATAAACGAAGGAAACATGGACAAATGGAAACGGGAAGAGTGGCGCAGACCACATGGAAAAGAGATCAAGAACAAAGAGCTCTGGCAGGAGCTGTCGGAGCAGATGGAAAAACACCGTGTAACCCTTGAATTTTCCGAGTCTACACGGTATTCCGATAGACTACAGTCCAAAATGAGATAAAAACAGGAGAAAACCTTGAAAACACCGAGAAAGAGAGGAATTTGAAATGACAACCAGTGGAATCACGAATATCAACGCCAAGCTGATTCACCAGCATCCGGATAACCCACGAAAAGACCTGGGCGATCTGACGGAGCTGAGTGAGTCGATCAAGAAGAAAGGAATTATGCAGAATCTTACGGTAATTCCGGGATACTGGGATGAAAACCGGGTGCACCACGATGAAGGATACACGCTGATCATCGGGCACCGCCGGTTCGCCGCCGGAAAAATGGCAGGCGTAACTATGTATCCATGCCGGATCGTAGAGGACATGAGCTACAAAGACCAGGTCGGAACCATGCTGGAAGAGAATATGCAGCGCATCGACCTGATAACCCGCCGGGAATATCTCCAGACAATTCCCTTGTATCATGCAGCTCTGTACCTTGCAGAGACAACCCAAAAAGTACACAGTTCACAGGAATGGTATCTGTATTTAAACGAAAAAGTAGATCAAAACGGGGAGGTGTTGATCGATGAATATGATGTTTCCGAAACCAATCAAGAAGAAACGTAAGAAGCACAAAAAAAGCATTATGCAGCCAAAAGGCGACCGCCGGTGCTACCTGTGCATGTTACTGGATGGAGATTTTACATATAAGCCATATCTGGAAGAGCATCATGTTTTGTTTGGTAATACCCATGCATTTGCAGAGGCGGAAGGGCTAAAAGTAAATCTCTGCCTGGAACATCACCGGAACGGACCGGCAGCAGTTCACAACAATGCCAAGAACGCACGGATCCTGATGGCGAAAGCCCAGGAGGTTTACGAAAGAACCCATACAAGGGAAGAATGGATGAAAAACGCCGGAAAGAATTATTTATAGGCACCACAGGAAGTTAATATATCACAATTTCGCAGAGTGCATGGCTGCCCGGTGCGGCAGCCAGAAAGGAGCGACATGAAGAAAGAGCTGTTTGAGCTTAAAAGAAACATGAGGATAGAATTATGCAACATCACTAAGATAACAGGATATATCGTAGACAATAACAGGGACTGTCGGTTGGAGTTTACAAAGACATTTTTAAATATTCCGGAAACAGAGCAGTTCAAATATTTGGATATTTTCGGAAAGGTCTTATCTGGAAAGCCGGGAAAAAATATGTTCCAGTTGGATTTTCTGGACAAAGAAAGAGCCAGATATTTAAATGCCATTGCAAATACAGAGCTGAAGGACGATGAAGTGCGTCAGATCTTCTTGGAAGAAATTGCAGAGTCCATAGATGTATCGAACAAAACATACACCTTAATCCTGATCGCCAGCGGAATCTATGATATCCCGAAGATTGCCACAGATGGAACTGATCTGTATGAAAGCGAAGAGGTTTACCGGTATATGATTGGTTGCTTATGTCCGGTAGGATTATCGGCAGCAGGATTATCCTATGCACCGGAGCTGGCAGATGTTCAGGAACGGACAAGGGACTGGGTGGTAAGCATGCCGACGCAGGGATTTTTATATCCAGCATTCACAGACCGTCACAGTGATCTGGATCACGTCTGGTACTATAGCAAACGTCCGAACGATCCGGACAAAGGATTGATCACACAGACCTTATGGTGTAAATTACCGTCTACGCCGGAAGAACAGAAAATAGCATTTAGGGAAAGCTTAAATGCAGTGAACGGAAAAGTGAGCCTGGAACAGGCGAAAGATCTGTATCATTCACTTGGAAGAATCAAGGATATTAAATCGGATTCAGAAGATAGAAGGCTGAAAGCAAGCGAGATAGAGAATGTCTTGAAAAACATTGGGATTGATCCGGAGGCGGCAGCAGAAAGTGCCAAAGGCTGCAATATTGCCGAGATTGACACAGAGAACACCGTAAATACGAAGCGATTTGAAATCGGACTTCCGGATGCGCATGTGACCGTAAATGCTGATCGGACGGATTTGGTATCAACAAGAGTGATTGATGGTGAAGAATACATCCTGATCAAAGCAGACGGCGGTATCTGTGCAAATGGAATCATTTTAGAGAACCGGGAGAGTGAGAAAGATGAAGAGGAAGACGACTAAACCGGGAAATATGCGGGCGTTCATATATCCGGTAAGCAAGAAAATGCGCAAAGTAAGACGGAAAGGAACAAAAAGATGAAAGTTGGAGACAAAGTACAGTTAAGGCGCAGGATCTCCCAGAAGGGAGGTAAAACCAGACTCGCCACGGAAAAAGTCACGATTCTTGGAATCTATCCGCACCATGTGCAGGTCAGGAATCAGAAAGGGATTGTGAGGAGCTATATAAACTGGGAGTGGCAGCAGTTGACAAGTAAAGAAGGAATGGAAGGCGTGGAATCGTGGCGCAGGAAGGGGCAACAATGACTGAAAAAGAAGTATGCCTGATGTGTGAAAACTATTCAGAAGATACGAAATGTGATCAGAAAGATAGCTGCAAACTCATGGCAGTATTAAAAGAAAACCGGGCACTAAAGAAAAAAGTAAGCCAGTTGAAACACCAATTGGATGAATCGGAGCTGAAAAGATCATACATGGTAAATCCAAGTGCAATTGGATACCGTAATGATATGGGGTGGTAAAGCAAATGGGACGGAGTATTTATTTCACAGATTTGGAGATTGAAAAGCTGATTGATTATGTATCTAATTCGGTTGAACTGTTGGGAGAAGCAGAAGGTACATGGGAGCAGACTGCCGAGGATATGGAAAATGGACTTGGATCGGCAATAAGAAAATTATATAAAGGCAGAAGAGGCGAAAAGATTTATGCAAAATACAAGACGAAAAGAGGGAAAGGTAAGAGATCAAATTTCTGAAACTTTTATTTTTCAATTTCCAAAAGAAGAGGAGGCTGAAGATGAATAATCAACAAGCAATAGATAGATTAGTGAAGCATCTTGAATGGGGCTGGTCTGAGGAAACGGTAGAAGCCATTAAAATGGGGATACATGCGTTGAAAGAAACTCAGTGGATTCCAATAAGCGAGAGATTGCCGGAAGATGAAAGCTACATACTGGTATCATTTAAAAACTCCACAATGCCAGATATCGCAAGGTACGAAGAAAATGGCGAGGGTGGTACATTCTATCCAGGAGATAATGAAAAATCATATTCAAGCTATGGATTTTTTGTGAATGCCTGGATGCCACTACCAGAGCCGTACAGAAAGGGAGAATGATATGGATAAGACATATGAGCCGATAGGAAATAAACCAGGGGAAAAGATAAAGGTAGACAGCATTGATACCATAGTGACTACGCACGGAGACAAGCCATATTACGAAAATAAGTATAGAGAAGTGGGTGATAAATGCTATCACATTGGATATAGCTCTTATCGTTTGGACGTTGCTCTTGAATATAGAGAAAAATATTTTGAATTAGTAGAAAGAGAAAACGACTGGATTCCAGTAAGTGAGAGACTTCCGAAGAAGCCAGAGATTGACGGTGATTCCGATGACTACATTGTGCAGACTAGACGTGTTGCACAACCGTTTATCGGCTACTGGGATGGAAGAGAATGGACAGACGAAGAAGTTGATATTTTGGACGAAGTAATAGCATGGATGCCGTTACCGGAACCGTATAAGGAGGTTGAAGATGGAAATTAAAGAAGCTATGGATATATTGGAGAAAGACATACATACAGATGTTCCAAAAGCAGCTGTCAGCGCAAGAAAGCATGATGCAGCTGTGCGAATGGCTCTCGTTGCGTTGGAAAAGCAGATTCCAGTAAAGCCGATCATCTTAGACGAACTGAACGGAGATATCGACTACGAATGTCCATTGTGTGGAAAACAGGTAATGTCAGATGCAGAGAGCAGAAACAACTATTGTGGCGAATGTGGTTGTAAATTTGATTGGAGTGAGATTGATGAGACTGATTGATGCGGATGAATTTCAAAAACAGATAGCAGGAATGGCAATCCTGAACAATTATCCACCGAACAAAGCTAATGCACTTTGCAAATTGGTAGATAACCAGCCGACAGCATTTGACGTGGAGAATGTTGTCTCTAACTTAGAGCAGCTAAAGCTTGATGGAGCTTGTGAGTACTGCGGATATTGCGAATGTCTCAATGAGTGCTGGGATGGAGATATGAGTGAAGAGCACGCTATAAATATGGCAATTGAAATAGTGAAGCGAGGTGGACTGGATGAAAGTTAAGATCGAAGACTTCTTACTGGCAATGGGAGAATATTGCAAAGAACATGATGTTGGCGAGTGCTGTCCGGAAAATTGCAAGTTGAGTGTAGATCATGACGATCCGGGCAATGGCACAAAGTATAACGGATGCATTATGTTTGGATGCGATCATCCAAAATACGCCAAGATGATAAAAAAAGAAATTCTGAAGCACATGAAAGAAAGGCGGAAGCACAGATGAAAAGAGAAATATTATTTAAGGCAAAGCATATCCATGCGCTACCGGAAAATGAATGGATGGAGGGCAAATGGGTAGAGGGATTTCTTTCTGGTGAAGATTACATAAACGATGGGACTTATGAATACATGATTGATCCAGATACAATCTGTCAATACACCGGACTTACAGACAAGAAGGGAAGGAAGATATGGGAGAACGACATTATTAAATACCATTATGGTGATTATTATGCTCCTGTAAAATTTGGCGAATATCAGAGTTGCTTTGACAGTACAACGACTTGCCATGTCGGATTTTATGTAGACTGGGACGAGAAAAAAGATTTTAGAAAAGATCTGGGGTACTGGATAAAAATGGTTGATGCTGAAGTAGTAGGAAATATCCATGACAAGCCAGAACAACAGAAAGATCAAAGAAGCACTATTATTTACAAAGATTTCATGAAGAAAGGTAGAGAATAATGAGTAATGGATGGATTCCGGTAGCAGAAAGACTTCCGGGACACAGAGAATTTATAGAGTCATACGATCCGAGTAATTTCGGTGCAGAGTTCCTTGTTACAATCGCCGGTGCAGATAGAGCGACCACATTGTATTATTCTCTTACCGGCAGATGGTATGATGAGCAAGGGAATCCGTATAAGGTCATAGCATGGCAGAAGATTCCGGAAACATATAAGGGGTGATGAAACATTGTATAAAAACCAGGAAGGATATCGTGATCCGACAGCAGGCAAAGCTATTAAGGATGCAAGCCGTATTCCACATCACGTAAAGGAAGCACATAAAGCATTAAAGGATATAGCAAGCCTGCTTGGATTCGAGATCTTAGTATTAAGAGACAGGAAGACAGGGAGGGTATACCGATGGAAACAGTGAAAGAAGAGAACGAGAAGAAAAAGGAATACCTGAAACAGTACGGCAAAGCATTACGCCAGGAGAAGCGGATCGAGGAAGAGCTAGAACGCTTAAAACTGGATAGGATGCTTCCGGGAGCACTGGCAGCAGATGGGCTGCCAAAAAGCAGCAGCCTTCCCGATCTGTCGGATTATATGGCGAAGATTGATGAACTGGAAAGAAAACTGATCAGGCAGAGGAGAAAGAAAGTCCAGATTCGCACAGAAATCAGAGAGAGGATTGAAGAATTGGATAATGAGAAAGAAAAAGATGTGCTGACGAAACGATACATAGATTGTGAGGGATGGAACAGGATCTGTGATGAAACGGGATATGGATGGACACAGGTGCACAGAAATCATTCAGAAGCTTTAAAAAAATTCAAAATGGTATAGAATGGTACACTCGGTCTGCGGTATAGTGTATTCAGGTAAAGAGATGAACAGGGCAGCAGTCGAAAGATTGTTGCCTTTTTCTTTGCCATGAATTCCGGAAAGAGGTTTGGCGGTTTACTCTGGAAAGAATTTATCCATACGTCAGTACATTTGTTTGTTGCGATTATTACTTTTTTGAACTCCTTATTACAGATACAGAAACCGCCAAAATAAAAATATGACAGACAAAGAAGCAAAAGCATTTTACAACTCATCTGCATGGAAACATAAGAGAATGCAGATATTAGATCGAGATCATTACGAGTGTCAGGATTGCCGCAAGAGAATAAAAGACGCAGCTGCATCTGGCACACAGCTGATTGGAAGAGACAGAAAGATATGGAGAGCTGAAGAGGTACATCATATCCAGGAACTAAAGGAACATCCGGAACTTGGACTTGATGATGATAACCTGGTAAGTCTATGTACGCAGTGTCACAACCTGAGACATGGCAGAGCACCGAAGAGGTTTGCGAGAAAGAAGAAGCTTCCGAGCGAAGAGAGATGGTAGTACCCCCCGGTCAATTCTCTGCGATTTTTGCTGAATGAAGAACGGGGATGTAGCCATGACTCTGGAGAAAAATGAAAATCTCGCGTGAAAAGGGTAAGGGTATCAGATTTTTAAATTTACTTTAAGAAGAAATTTTTTGGCACGGGCATAAAAACCCGTGTTTTTTAGCAAAAAAAGTTACGAAAAAGGCATGATTTGAGCGAAAAGAGGTGAGCAAATTGACACAAAAAGACGTAAAAATGTCGCTGGTCAGACAGTTGGAACTACGTGGAATGAGTGCAGAATTCTACATGGATCTAGTGAATGATTATATATATTACTGGTCGTTGAAAAAGAAACTCATAGCAGATATTAGGAAAAAAGGGTTGAGATACGAGACCGTGAACGGGAATGGAATGACGGTGGAAAAAGCGAATGAAAGCGTTGTCAATTTGCAGAAAACTACGGCTACTATGTTGAAGATCCTGGCAGATCTGAAGTTAAAAGAGCCGGTACCAGAGCCGGAGAATCCTACAGATGGTTATCTGTAAAGAGATTGATTATTATCTCAAATATGCCGAAGAACATCCGAACTGGATAAATAAAAAAAGAAAATTACTCTTTGAAAACATCGTAAAGCCGTTGATGAAGCGGGACGATGTTTTTTTTGATGAAAAAACATATAGGAATTGTATTAAGTATTGTGAAAGCAATTATTACAAATTATTTCCGTTTCAAAAGTTCATTTATGCATTTGCATTTATGTACAAAGATGACATTCCGGTTTTCCCCACGTTTTTCATAAAAGAGGGACGTGGAAATGGAAAAGATGGTTTCATCATACCGCTGGTGAATTTTTTTCAGACTCCACTATACGGAGTAATGAATTATCACGTAGAAATCGTAGCGAATTCGGAAGACCAGGTAAAAGATACGTTCAAAGTAGCGTATGACATGCTGCATGATAATCCTAAGTTTAAAGGCAAGTTCTCGGTCACAAAGGAGCTGATCTCAAACCTTGTAACCGGTGCAGAAATGAAATATAACACATCCAATGCAAAAACAAAGGATGGAAAAAGAACCGGTTGCCTGGTGCTCAATGAGATACACGCATATGAAAATTATGATCAGATCAATGTATTTGAATCATCATTCGGTAAAGTTAAGCATTCACGGGAATTCATAATCACGACAGACGGATATGTCAGAGACGGTCCACTGGATGAAATATCCGCAATGTGTATGGAAATTCTTGAAACGGGAGAAAACCCACTGGGGTATTTTCCGTTTATCTGTGAGATTGATGATCTAAAAGAGGCAGACGATCCGGATGCATGGCATAAAGCAAATCCATCACTGGAATTTCTGCCAATTCTGGCAAACCGCATTATGCATGATTACCTGGAACAAAAAAAAATTCCATCTAAGCGAGCGGAGTTCCTGACAAAGAGAATGAACCTTCCGGCAAGAAGAGAGGAAGAAACGGTAACGACATGGCAAAATGTCCTGAGAGCATGTTATGAAGGTGAGACGATGAAAGAACTGGAACGAAAGATTCCACGGATAACATTGGACACGCGAGGACATGCAGCAGTGATCGGCATTGACTATGCGGATGTGCGAGACTTCGCATCAGCTGGCGTTCTGACCAAGACAGATGATGGAGAGTGGATATGGAGACAACATACATGGATCTGTGCCGACTCTCCGTTTATTGATTCCATTAAATTTCCGTTGCGAAATGCTGGACAAGCAGAATTTGAAGATTTTGAAGTTGTTCCTGGACCAGTAATTGATGTGAATCTGATTGTTGACTGGTGTATGGAACAGATGCGAATTTTTGATATAAAGAAAATCGCAATGGACACATACAGATACACATTATTCAAGCAAGCCTTTGAAGAAAGAGGAATTTCTATTGAAAACAAGAAGAATCCTCACGGAATCGTGAGACTGATCAGAAAGATTTCTTCAGCTACAGGAATTATTGCTCCGTTTATCCAGTCAATGTTTTCACAAGGGATGATCAACTTCGGACCGTCGGCAATTATGCGATGGTACACAAATAATACAAGTGTGACTGAGGACAAATTCGGTAATAAAAGCTTTGGTAAAATCGAACCGAAGTTAAGAAAAAATGATGGATTTATGGCTTTTGATGTAGCTATGTTCTGCAAGGACGAGCTGGAAGTCCAGATTATATACGTTTAGGAGAAAAGATATGTTTAATTTTTTTATTCAGAATCGGAATAAGGAAATGCAGTCTTTGGCGGAAATCATTGCAGTGGATATGGCTAAACTGAACCTATCAAGGCTTGCCATTGAAAAAGCCATGCTGATGATCGCAAAGGCGATTGCAAAATCTGACATTCTGATTCAGACGGAAAGTAAAGATAAAAGAAGACAGGAATATCGGTTAAACATACAGCCGAATGACCATGAATGTGGAACAGCGTTCTGGACGGAAGTGGTTAAGCAGCTGCTGACGGAACAGGAAGTTTTGATCATTCCGCTTGATGGAAAATACTACCGAGCATCCGCCTGGGAGTCCACTACAAATGTGCTGACGGAAAGAACATACTCGCATATCACGCTTACTTGTGGCGGATACGATTATGCTCTTTTAAAATCATTCAGGACATCAGAAGTCATACAATTAAAGTATGACAATGCAAAAATCAAGCTGTATCTGCAGAATGTAGTCAGTCAATATGATAAGACACTAGATTCCATCAATGCAATGATGCGTATGTCGGCACAGCCACGATATAAGCTGAAGCTTGGCACCAGTACGCTGTCATTCCGGGAAAAGCAAGCGGACGGAACAGATAAAGTAATGACAAAGGATCAGTATGTTGCGAAAATCAAAAATTTACTGGAAGCCGATGAACTTAGCGTTCTGACAGAATCAGATAATGTATCCGTGGATCAGATGCAGATCAACACTTCCGTCAAAGCCGAGGAACTGTCGAAGATGGCTCAGCAAATCAACAATGAGGTAGCGAATGCATTTGATATTCCTGAAGCTGTATTTAATGGAAATATCACGGAACAATCCGATGCCACCAATGAATTTATTACTTATGCAGTCGGACCGATTGCTGAAGTTATCAACGATACTCTGACTGCTTACATTGTCGGAGAAACCGATTTTTGTAGCAAAAACGAGAAAGTCTTGGTATGGCTTGCGAGATTTAAGCATGTTGACATTGTTGATAGTGCAGTCAATCTTGATAAGCTCCGTGGAATCGGATTCAACCTTGACGAGCTTCGCGAAATGGTCGGCTATCCATTACTAAATACAGATTTCAGTCAGGAAAGAGCACTGACGAAAAACTATGGAGAGGAGGGCAGTACGAATGAAACCTAGCAACCATACATAGTCGGAGGTGATCCAACCTATCTCGGAGCTGTCCGTTAAACAGTAAACTTAAAAGAAAGGAAAGAGAACATGGACGCAAAAAAGTACTATTCTTTGGAATCTAAGAATGATGTGGCAGACCTCTACATTTTTGGGGATATCACATCATGGCCGTGGTTAGAAAGTGACGTGTCAGCAAGCGGAATTGTGAACGAACTACAGTCCTTGGATGTAAAGGAAATTAATGTGCATATCAACAGCTATGGCGGTGAAGTCGCAGAAGGATTGGCGATTTACAATACGCTCAAGAATAGTGATATGAAAGTCACTACAATCTGTGATGGATTCGCTTGTTCCGCAGCATCAGTCATTTTTATGGCAGGTGACGAAAGAATCATCAATGAAGCGTCACTGCTCATGATCCACAATGCATGGACATATGCGAATGGAAATGCTACAGAGCTTAGAAAGGCAGCAGAAGACCTTGATAAGATTACACAGGCTTCCGTCAATGCTTATGTAAGTCGAGCAGTGATTTCAGAAGATGAGATTAAAAATCTCATGGACAATGAAACGTGGATCACAGCTCAGGAAGCTGTAGAATATGGATTTGCTACAAAAACCGAAAAGTCCGATGATGGCGGAATTAAACAATCAGCATTTGCAAATATTCGCAGTGCCATTCTCAAAAAACCGGAAAATGTAAAGCCGGTAGAAATTGCAATGCAGTTGGATGATGAAGCAATCGCAGAGGTCATCGCGGAAAGAGTAGTGAATCTTTTACAGAAGAAAGAAGTTCCGGCAGAGCCAAAGGAACCAGCAAATAGCAGCACTGGATGGAGTGCATTTTTTGAGTAGAAAGGAAAAGATAAAATGAAGATTGAAAATTTATCACAGGAATTAAAAGAAAAAGTTAAGCAGCTGTTAGAGAGCGCTCCGGCGGATCAGAAAGCAGATGCAATTATGCAGTCGATCGAAATGATCGAGGAAGCAGCACATGCAGATCTGATCAATCAGGTGGTGGCAGAGGCAGAAAGAGCGAGCCATGACGCTGAATTTAAGAAACAGCTTGGACTCCGCAATCTCTCACAGGAAGAAAAGAAATTTTATGAGGGATTCAAGGATATTAAGCAGTCTGTAACAGCAAATCAGATTGATATCATCCCGACAGAAATTATCGATCGCACACTCGATGATGTAAGAAAAGCATCTCCAATTTTAAAACTGGTAAACATGGCACCGGCAAATGTAAAGAAATGGATTGTAGCATCACATTCAGGTGCAGCAGTATGGGGAGATCTTACAGATGAAATCAAGGGCGAATTATCAGGAACTATTTCAGCACTAAATATCGAACTCCATATGCTGTCCGCATATCTGGTGATCCCGAAAGCCATCCGTGAACTTTCCATGGAATTTGTAGACCGGTATTTTATGGCAATCCTTTCAGAAGCAATGCAGGATGGTCTTGTAAAAGGTTATCTGGATGGAGATGGAAAGACTGGGCCGATCGGTATTTTCCGTCAGATCGGAACCACAAATGACGATGGAACAAATAAAGCGAAGACCGTTTTAAATAACATCACCAAATTCAGCCCGAAAGGACTTGCAAATGTAAGAAAAACCCTTACAAATAACGGAAAACGTGTTGTTACCAAACTGTATCTGATTTGTAACCCGGCAGATGAAGCGGAATATGTAGATCCGTGCATGTTTGGAGAAGCACTTACTGGTGGATATGTCAATAAAACATTCATTGATATTGAAAAGATCCCGGATGCTAACTGCCCGCAGGGTAAAGCAGCATTTACCATTGATGGATATTACACAATGGGTGCGACGGGTGTGAGAGTAACAGAATATGATCAGACAAAAGCGATGGAAAATGCGGATCTGATCATTGCGAACTGCTTTGCGAATGGACGAGCTGTTGATGATAATGTTGCAGTTATCTTCGACGTCACAAAACTTGAAGAGTATGTAATTAACGTACATCAGACATCTACTGCATCCGTTTAGTAAGAGTGAGGGCAGAGTATGAACGAAAATGAACTATCCATTCTTGTTGATGAGATGAGAGAAGAGTTCCAGATTCCTCCATACTACGATGACAGACAGCTGAGAAATCTTGCAAAAGAAGGTGAACATGCAGTCGGGAGATTGAATCCTGGCTGCGGAATCACCAAAGATTTGACGTATCGAATGCTAATGAAGAATTATATGTATTATTCTTATCACCACCGAGTAAGTGAGTTTTTTGAGAATTATGCAAGTGTGATCCTGACTTGGCAGATGGAGACGGAGGTGGACGTAAATGGCACTGCCTGAATACACTGACGGAGTATTTGAACTGTATCGCATCGAAAATGATGAGTCGGAAGATTATCCGGAAGAAAAGCTCCGTGATACCGGAATGCGCTTTTGGTATCGTGAGCTTGCGGTATATGACACCACCAGAGCAAAGCTATCCGCTGACAGCATCGAAGTGACGCTAAAACTCGCTATTCCACAGTATAAGCAGATTAACAGTAAATGTGTCTGTATTATTGGCGGAGAACAACACGAGATCTACAATGTGGCGCACATCACTACGAAAGATGGATTTAGAGAGTCGGAACTGACTTTAAAAACACCAGCGCATGATCGTGAGGTGATCGCATGACACAAAAAGAATTAAGTAAGCTCTTACATGACATCGACTGTCCGGTTAATGAGGGAGTCAGTAGTCTCAAAAATGAAAAGATATTTCCGAGAATTGATTACTGGGAGATTATGTGGGAAGACACAATGGCATCCGGTGACGATTATGAGAATGAGATTACATGGCAGATTAGTTTTTATGCTAGAAAGCCACGCAATCCGAAACTGATTGCATTGAAAAACCGTCTGAATGAGCTTGGCTACCATCCGACCATTGCTCACGAATACGTGACAGAAGACCGTGTATGGCATTCTTACTTCTCAATTACAACTGATGGAGTGATTGGATGAGCAGCGGGATAACCTTTGACAGTGGAGGGTTTGAAGACTTCGAGGAACTGTTGAAACAGTATTCCGAGAACGTAAGACCGGACAAAGCACTTGACGCAGTGGAAGAGGGGGCAAAGGAGTTTGTGAATGACCTTCTGAGACTCCCAAAACCACGAAGTCAGATCACCAAAGCGGGGTACACGCATATCGTGAGTACATTCGCACTGGAAAGAACTGACAGCGGAATTAAGGTTGGATGGGGCAAGTATTACGGTCCAATGCTTGAGCATGGAACCAGGAAGATGGCAGCAAGGGCACACTTGAAGCCACTCTTTGAAAGAAACAAGGAAAAATACTACAAGAAGATGACAGAGAGCATCTTCGGTTAGGAGGTTAACTAATGCCTATTAATACAAAAAAACCGGCTATGAAACAGACAGTCGGTGCACAGTATATGTGTTTTGCTGATGCAACAGAGGGCAAAGAGTACGATGGCACTTACGAGGCTGATGTTGAGAAGACAGAAGTCGTTAAGAGCGTAAAGGTAACTGAGAACTCTGAGACAAGTGATGTGTATGCATCCGGAAAAATCTATGATTCAGATTCACCGATGTCCAGTATTGACATCGAGGTATCTGTGATTGCATTCCCGGACGATACAATATCCAAAATGCGCGGAGAGACAAAAGGAACAGGCGGACTTATCCTCGCTGGCGGAAAGAGCGAAAGACCAATCTTTGCTTATGGAAAGGTTGTAAAACTGAAAAACGGAAAATCTCGTTATGAGTGGTTTCCAAAATGCAAGCTTGTTGAGAACTCCGATGATATTGCAACATCTGAGGAAAAAGCAAGTGAGCAGACAGACACGATTAAGATCAGGGCATATCCGTTTGATGCAGAAGGAAACATCGTGAGCAAGGTCACAGAGTCCACGGCACCGGCAGGACTTACAGAAGAGAAGTTCTTTGCGAAGCCGATTCTGACGGATGCAGACCTTACTACAGCGGTAGGAGCGTGATTAAATGAAATCCAAGCTGATTGAATTAACAGATGGATCCAAACTGGAAGTAAAGGTTAATTTCTATACTCTTTACCTTGTGAAGATGAACGGAATTGACAAGAAGATTGATGGAAAAAGTGAACTGACCGATGATGAAAATATGGAACTTGCAGGCAAGCTGATCTACATTATCCTCAGATCAAATGGCTTAAAGGTTGACGAAGAGGAAGCCATGATGCTTACTCCAATGGATGCATCAAGTATTCAGGACATTTTCGATGAGTTCGAGAAGAGACTCAATGAATATAAAAAAAAAGAACAGGCGAAGAAGTCGAATGCTCCGAGGAAGAGATAAATATCAACTGGGCGGAGTATATGGTTGCTGCGCGTAAGATGGGAATGAGCGAAGAAGAATTTTGGAACTCTGATCCCATCTTTTTTAACGAATGCCTGGAAGTATTTATGGAAGTAGAAAAAGCAAAGGGAGGTGCTTTGATTGGCTAATAGTGATTTAAAGACCGTAGGGCTATCGTTTAAAGCTGACGGTACGGTTGACTTCCGGAAGTCATTGACCGATGTTAATAATGCAGTCAACGAGAACAGATCAGCTTTTAAGCTTGCAAAATCTGAATGGGATAGTAGTACATCGTCTGCGGAAAAGCTGAGAGCGACACAGGAATATCTGCAGAATCAGACAGAAACATATACGCAGAAAGTCGATAGATTGACGGAGATCCTGAAAGCACAGGAAAGTGCGGAAGTAAGAGACGAAGCAGCTATCTCGAAGACAAGGCAGCAGTTGGATAATGCCAAAGCATCTCTAAACAATTATAAAAGTGGTCTTGAAGATGTGAACGAAAAGCTGAAAAGTGGAGTTGCCACATTGGAAGATTACTCAAAAAAAGTAAAAGACTTTAGTGACAGCACTGGAAAGATTGGGAACTCTTTGACGAAGAATGTCACTGCACCGATTACTGCAGCTGGTGCCGGAGTCATGGCAGCATGGGCACAAGTTGATGAGGGAATGGATATCATTGTCCAAAAGACCGGTGCCACGGGTGATGCACTGGAAGAAATGCAGAACTCTGCAAGGAATATTGCAAAGACGATTCCGACTGACTTTGAGGCAGCCGGAACTGCAGTCGGAGAAGTAAATACACGATTCCATTTGACCGGCGAAGAGTTGGAAGACTTGTCTGCGAAGTTTATCAAATTTGCCGAGCTGAACGGAACAGATGTCAACTCATCCATCGACAGCACGCAAAAGGTTATTGAAGCGTTTAATTTGAGCGCAGAAGATGCAGGAGCACTCCTCGACACAATGAATAAGGTTGGACAGGATACAGGAATCTCAATGGATACACTGGCATCATCTATGGTGTCGAATGCTGCAGCGCTGAAAGAATTGGGAATGTCCGCTGCCGATGCTGCTACATTTTTAGGACAATGCGAGACATCTGGAGTTGATACAAGCGCAGTAATGGCCGGACTCAAAAAAGCATTGGTCAATGCATCGAAAGAGGGCAAAAGCATGAAAAATGCGCTGTCAGAACTTCAAGACACGATGGTTAACGCAGGAAGTTCTTCCGAAGCTTACAACGCTGCGGTTGAGCTGTTCGGTGCGAAAGCTGGTCCTGCACTAGCAGAGTTTTGTCAAAGCGGAAAACTGAATTTTGACGAACTCGGCGCATCTCTTAATGATAATCTGGGAAGCGTAAATGACACCTTTGAAGCTACACTGGATCCAGCTGATCAGTTTAAATTGACACTGAATCAGCTGAAAGATGCTGGATTTGATGTCGGAAATGCACTGGGACCGGTGCTTGCTGAATGTTTACAGATGGTCACTCCGATTCTGAAAGATATTATTGCTTCGTGGAACTCTTTGTCTCCAGGAACACAGGAGATGATCTTGAAGTGCTTATTATTGGCGGCTGCACTCGGACCGGTATTTAGCATTATAAGCAAAGTATCTGGTGGAATCTCTGGCGTGATCGATGTCGGAACGAAAGTTGCTCCGGTTATTGCCAAGGCAAAAACAGGATTCGCAGCATTTAACGCTGTTCTTGCAGCTAATCCGATTATCATAGTCATAGCAGCAGTTGTTGCGCTTATTGCAATTTTTGTCACTCTCTACAACAAATGCGAATGGTTTCGTGATGGCGTAAATGCTGTCTTTGGCGGAATCCCTGATTTTATTAAGGGAGTTGTTGACAAAATTAAGGGATTCATGAGTTTTGAATGGAAACTTCCGAAAATCAAGCTTCCACACTTCAAGGCAAGCGGATCATGGTCGCTTGTTCCGCCGAAATTTCCGAAATTCTCCGTAGATTGGTATGCGAACGGTGGTATCTTGAACAGTCCGACAATTTTCGGAATGAACGGAGACAGAATGATGGGCGGTGGCGAAGCCGGAGCGGAGGCAGTTCTTCCAATCGACTTACTAAAGACTTATATCCGTGATGAGATGCAGTCCAATAATACTGTACTTGCTCAGTTGATTGCTGAAGCTTTGTCGGAATTGACATTTGTCATTGAGAATAACATTTCACTCGGAGACAAAAAGCTTGCTGATGTACTAGTAGATGCCATCATCAAAAAGCTGTCCTCTAGCGTTAAATGGAAGAAAGGAGCTGTCGGAGTATGATGGACGTAGAATACAATGGAATTCTTGCATCAAGCTTAGGAATCTATGCGAAAAATATTCCTGACATTCCGGCAGCTGTCCGAAAAGAAAAGACAGTGGATATTCCTGGCATGGACGGAACGCTGATTCTGTTGGAGGGAGGTTATGAATCCACAGAAATCAAAGTGGATTTTAACTTTATTGGAGATTCTGACCGATGGGATGAACGTTTCGGACTTGCAAAAAAATGGCTGTCAAAAAGAGGTGGATTGCTCCGGTTTGGCTGTGATCCGGAGCATTACTACAAGATTTTGAAAGTTGAAGTGGACGATGGGAAGCGTACTACGGAAAGAGTTGGTAATTTTACAGCTACTTTCCTAACCAAAGATGGACTTAGGTATCTCGAAAGCGGACTCGGAGAAATGCCTGCGAGTGATGTGGTAGACAATCCTTATGAGATTGCCTATCCAATCTATAAGATTACTGGCGAGGGCGAATGCACTCTTGTCGTCAATGATGGAAAAATGGTGGCAAATATAGGGCAAAACCTAACCATTGACACAGGACGGAAGCTTGCATACAGAGAAGACGGAACACTTAGTAATACGTCTGTGACTGGTGATTACGATAACCTCATTTTGATTGAGGGGAGAAATAAAATCGAAATTACGGACGGATTTGAACTGAAAGTAATTCCGAATTGGAGGCGTTTATAGTGATTCAGATTTATAGTGCCGAAAATAAAGATTATGATCACAATGGAGATATGACACTTCTTCCGGAAGAATGTTCTGTTCATGTGGTACTGAATGGCGAATGGACAGCCACATTAGAGCATCCGATTGATGATGAGGGCAGATGGAAATATATCAATGACAATGCAGTCGTTAAGATGCCATCATTCAATGGCGAACAGTTGTTCCGTATTAAAAATAAAGAAAAAAGAGATTCAGGAGTGAGTGCAGAGCTTACTCCTATCTTTTTGGATGCAAAAGAGGATTGCTTTTTATTGGACGTAAGACCAACCGAGAAGAATGGACAAGATGCATTGGACATCATGACCGCTCCGAACAAGATGTATTCAGCAAAGTCGGATATCAAAAAGTTATCTACAGCGTATTATCAGACAAAAAATCTGATTGAAGCCATCAATGGAAATGATGAGAACTCATTTATCAATAGATGGGGTGGCGAAATCCTCTACAATAACTATCAGATCACGATAGATGATCATGTCGGTGGTGATTATGGAGTGCAAGTCCTCTACGGCAAGAATATCGTCAAGGACGGATTTTCCGAAACGATCGACATGACGGAAGTTGCTACGAGAATCATTCCGAAGTCATACAACGGATATATGATTGCCGGAGACGCACCTTGGATAGATTCGCCACTGATTGAAAAATATCCAACAGTGCATTACAAAGTCATGTCTTTTGAGGATGTGAAAATGCGTGCAGATGCCTCAGAGGACGATGAGACAAACGGAACAATCATTTGCGATACGCAGGAACAGCTCGAAGGAGCGCTCAAAAAGAAATGTGAAGAACAGTATGCTGCAGGTGTCGACAAGCCGAAGATTACGATCAAAGCAGACATGGAGCTTCTGCAGAACACGGAACTGTACGAGGACGTGAAAGAGTTGGAAGCTGTATCACTTGGAGATACCGTCCACTGTAAACACTCTAAGCTCAGAATCGTATCTGATGCAAGAGTCATCGAATTGGAATGGGATGCTGTAAGGAATAAGCTTATTTCGGTCACCCTGGGAAAATTCCAGTACAATTTTTTAAATAACGTATCGTCCATCATGAATAGAGTTGAACAGGCTATCCGCTCAGATGGTAGTCTTATTGGACAGCAAGTGCAAGGTACGATCAATGGAGTTAAGGCGCAGCTTAGAGCACAGTCATCCATTGCAAAAAAGCAGACGGTCCGTGCGGTATTGTTTGAGGATTTGGATCCTGACTCCCCAACATTTGGAGCAATGTGCTTAGGCACGCTCGGATTTGAGATTGCATCAGAGCGTACGGCTGATGGGAGAGATTGGAAGTGGAGCACATTCGGAACAGGACAAGGATTCTTTGCAGATTTTATTGTGGCCGGAACAATGCTTGCTGATCGTATCAAAGGCGGAACGTTGGAATTAGGCGGTGCCGGAAATGGTAATGGAGTTGCGAAAGTACTTAACGCTGACGGAAATGAGATTGTGCGATTAGACAAGGATGGTGTGTACGCAAAAGGCAAATATGTCTGTGCTAACACGGATGGGAGTCAGACGGCTACCCTTTCAAATGGAAAATTAACATTCAAGACCGAATCTTACGAGGTTGTCATCCGTGCTGGTGCGATCGGTGGATTGACAGGACTTATGATCTATCCAGAGCAAGGTGCTGTTAGAACAAAATTCCTCTCTATTGGAGATAAATTATCTGCAAGGTTTGACAATATATCGCTTCTGGCTTCGGGAAAAACAACCATCGGTGGAGCATCTCTTGAGGTGCAACGTGACGGAAAAGGATATTCCGGTAAGACCGGAAAAGCTGTCTTTTCTGACGGAACTTACCTCGAATACGTCAATGGATTTTTGGTTGGTGGAAATACGAAAGAAGGTGGCTTTTAATGGCTTGGACCATCGGAAATTACGCTCTATCACAAGAGCAGATGAATGCAAATGCGTTGGAAGTGTATAAATATCTCTCAGCAAGAGGATGGTCGCTAAATGCAATTGCTGGATTGCTTGGCAATATGCAGAGTGAGTCCTATGTCAATCCTGGAGTGTGGCAGAGTTTACAAGCGAACAACTATTCGGGTGGGTTTGGTCTTGTGCAGTGGACTCCTGCCACGAATTATACGGACTGGGCGCGCCAGAACGGATATGATATTGCAGATCCGAACGGTCAGCTGTATTGGATTGACGCCTTGTCGGAGACGACAGGACAGTGGATTCCAACAAGCGCTTACAATATGTCGTGGAGCGCATTTAAAAAGTCAGGATACTCGCCGGAAGACCTCGCCAGTGCATTCCTCAAAAATTTTGAACGCGCCGGAGTAGAGGTTGAGTCCAACAGACGGTCACAGGCTCGGAGTTATTTTAATTTACTCGGTCAGTACGGTAAAAATGCCAAAGCTGTAGAGTCTGCAGTTCAATGGGCGATTGGAATTGCAAATGATAATAGTCACGGATACGATCAAGGGAGTCGCTGGGGTCCAGACTATGACTGCTCCTCATTACTGATCACTGCCTATCAGCAAGCCGGAATCAAGGTTAAGGATGCCGGTGCGACATATACCGGAAATATGTACTCTGCATTTTTAGCGTGTGGATTTGAGGATGTGACAGGATTTGTCAATCTGTCAAATGGTAGCGGAATAAAGCGAGGAGATATCTTACTAAACACAGCAAGCCACACTGCTATGTCGATCGGAAATGGTCAAGTAGTACAGGCGAGCCAGAATGAGCTTGGCGGTGCTACGGGAGGTCAGAGTGGTGACCAAACAGGACGAGAAATATGGTGCACGAATTATTATAATTTCCCGTGGAATTATGTCCTGAGATTGTCGCACAGTGAATCAGGCGGAGCATCAGCGTATATCGTCAAATGGATTCCAGGGTAGAAAGGATAAACTATGAATACAATTAAAAGGGATGTGTATGTGTTAAAAAATACCATCAAAATTCCGATTGAAATCACGCAAGGCACTGACATGATCGGAATCGAATTTACGGTCAGGGATTTTACGATTCCGGCAACGGCAGCAGTTGTGGCTTATGCAAATCACAAAAGCATGAGCAGACCTAATTCCGCTCTGTGCGAACTGGCTGATAATGTGATTGCGTTTTCCCCGAGTTCAGGTTTTTTTGCTGTTGGAATGAATGAGTTGCAGATCAGGATCATTAATGAAGACAAGACACTGGTATCTTTTGCGGAAAAAGTAAAATGCTCTGGATCTGCTGGATTTCCAGACGATGAGGAAGAAGGCAAACAGACTCTTGTCGAGCAGGCGGTCACGGCGGTAAGCAAAGAATCTGGCGAAAGAAAAACCGCTGATGAGAATGAAAAAGCACAGCGTATTGCAGGCGATCAAGAAGAAAGAGATGCAAGGATTGAAGCAATCAATCTCGAAAAGAGTGAAAGAGATAAAGCGATTGAAGCAGAGAAAAACGCAAGAATCAAGGCAGACGATGAAATCAAAGCGAATCGCGCAAAAAATCTCGATGCGGTAAAAACCACTACAAAAGAGGGTACATTTGTTGATGCCTTGGCGGTTAAAGAATTGAGCGAAAAGATGGACGGTATAGACGTAAAGACGGAGAATCTTGGAAAGAAGATTGCTATATTTGTAGACTCAGTTGTAAAAGGTTCAGTTAGCTTTAACACATCGGACTACTTAAAAGATGGAGTCAAATACGCTTTTACCGTAACCGTGTCCTCGGCTGTTAACGATACATCTTGTGCGCAGGAAATAAGCTGCAAGCTTAATAATACGCTGATTGGCCAGAATGGTAATTACTGTAAATTATCATCTACATTTTGCGGACGATGCTCAAAAGGAGACACAATCCTTGTTACGTCATACAAAAATGGCGGGGAGTGGAGCATGTTTAACACGAGACTGATTTTTGTTCCGGTAGATTAGGAGGTGATGGAAAATGGCGGAAATCAATTATATCGAAATTAATGCGGAAAATCGCAGTATTACGATTCCACAAAGCGAAAAACTACTTGGAGTCGAAAATGACAGCAAGGCAATCCGAAAGTACTTCCGATGTCCGAAAATTGTCGGAGATGGAATTGACCTCACAAAATCCGATGTGCATATCAACATCCAGAATGCATCAAATAAGGTATCCGGAAAAGACAGATACAATGCCGAGAATTTAAAGGTGTCTGGCGAAAATGTAACTTTTGAGTGGAGTCCTCTGCGGAAAGCTACATCACACAAAGGCACTGTCAGATTTAGCGTGTGCGTGACTGAAGAAGGTACAGACAGAGAATGGAATACCACGATCGCGACCTTGAACGTGTTAGAAGGCGAAGAACTTTTTACAGAAAAAGAGCGTGAAGAAAGAGGCTCTGACTTTGCCGGAATCCTTACTGCGGACGCAACCGCGGATGCAGACAGCATTGAACTCGGAAAGAGCGCCTATGTGAATGGAAAGAAAATTGAAGGGACGTTGACGAGCAAAAATGAAATTAAAGCAGTTACAAAAAAACGGAACTATCATCCACACCAATAATCATTCCGAACTATGGTCAGAGTACAATGCCGGTGCTTAAGCATACAATTGAAGTCTCTCTTGCAGACACGAGTAAACCGGTACTGTTAAAAGGAGACATTAAAAAAACGGTTGTGTACAACGAGGCAGGCAGTATTTATGGAGATGCAAAAGCGTCAGATGTAAGAGTCGGAAAAACATTTACGTCAAGCAATGGCGTGAAAATTACCGGAACGCTGGTAACTAGCGAGGTCAAGTACGGAACAATAACCGGAAAAGGAATGAATGGCCAAGCGATTGAAACTGGACTTAGCAATGTGTCGAGATTCATAATGGCGAGAAAATTTCCGAGCAGTAATGCTAAACACGGAATCTTATCGTTGGTGTATAAGGACGGAAAATTAAGCGGAATAGCTGGATTTATCGGAGTTGGCTACAACCAGGTGGATAACCACAGTATCGGTACAGTTGCAATAAATAAAGGAACCATAACTTACACGCCAAAAGCTGATGAAGATATGTCCGCGCTCACAGAGGGCGATACCTACGACTGGATTGCGATTGGAGAATAAAAGAATAGGAGAATCAACATGAAAAGAAAAAGAAGAAAATTAGCAGCTATCATCTGCGCACTCACACTGGCTCTTTCCAGTGCCGTACCGGTGTCGGCTTGTACGCCACCACTTAAACCACCGTCTGTCGAAATCCCAGATATTACTTTTCAGCCAGATGATGCTCTGAAAGAAGCTATCAGCAATGCTGCGAAAAACTGGATTGAGAAATGCATCCTCGCTACTCCGACAGTGGAGTATGCATCGTATTACAAGAGTGCATCAAGGTATTTTAATTATGCTTATGTGGCAGTCAAGTGGTCAGAAGTTGAAAATGCAACATCTTACAAAGTGCGTATCACAAAAGCTGACGGAACATGGAAAGAATACGATACGACCTATACAGCATTTTATTCTACCAATTACACTGATGATTTTATCGCAGATGGTATGGACGGAGCCACAGTAAGAGTTAAAGTTTATGGCGATAACGATACATTTGGCTGTTGGTCAGATGATACTAATATTGTGAAATTTGGATATTAGGAGGAGATAGCATGATTAAAGTACTAGACGTAGAAAGACGATTGCCAGACGGATCCATAAGAGTCCACTTGATTGCAGATTCAACTTCGGACACGCTCCCAACGAATTGCGAACAGGTAACTGGGCTTGGCGGAGATTATCCGATTGGCATCGGATCAAGCTGCATTACGGCGAGCTTGGATATAGCACTTGTTGGAGCAAATGGGAAATGGGGTGAATGGCAGTAATGAACGACTTTTTAACACAGGCGATTGCGATGAAAGCGCTTAAAAACGGTGGATCCGGCGGAGCGGTAGGAGGAAATGTAGCAAAAGAAAGTACATCACAGGAAATCTTAGAGATGTGCAAGATTATCCGTACAATGGTAACGGATGTACAGAAATTTGACTGGAAGAATTTTTGGGCAAATATGGCAACAGGAGAATTGTTCTCCACAAAATTTTACAATTACGAAAAATCAACAAATCCAGCCGGTGAAAAGCTGAATGCATCCAAAGGACTGGTTGCTGTTCCGTCCACGGATAAGGTTAAGAATCAGGACGATTTTGCTGGAAGAAATGCGTTTAATTTCATCGATTGCAACTTTATCGTGAACGATTCCAGTGAGAAGATTCCGGTCGCAATTAAAGGCGGTAATGGATTCCACAATACCGGAAAGGTTGATGTAGCAATCATGACACCGCCAACTTACTGGGGCAAAGAGGAATTTGACGGATATTACATCATTCATTTTTCTGATACTCCGCATCCGGAAGTTGGTTGCACCATTCCGACTCCGTGGACAGACGAGAACCTTGGCTACGGTATGGTCACAAAGTATTATGCCGGTCTTATCGATGGGATTGCATACAGTTCTTCTGGAAATGCGATTTACAACTTTGTTTCCGCGCAGTTAGCAAATACCGAGCTGAAAAAGAAAGGTGCCGGATATGTCGGTTCCGGTTCAGAACGTACCGCATATCTGCTCTGCATGCTGTGGATTAAATACGCGACAAAGAACAGTCAGAAATTCTTCCGAGGTCATGTTGATACTGGAAGTCATCAGTACAAAGTTGTAGAAGCTGGCGAGAATGTAAATTATGTGGTGATTACAACCACGCAGGCAAGTAACTTTTATGTTGGAGAAACCGTATCAATCGGTGTTCCTGGAACGGACGATAACAAAGACCGTGGACAGACTACTATGAACTCCATTGCAAAAAATGTGAGAATTACAGCAATTGAAGCTATTGCCGATACAGCGAACAGCAAAGTCTATGTTGAAAAGACCGGTATGACAATCACAGAAACGACTTATATTTCATCCATGCCGTTGCATTCAGGCACTACAGATGAAGTGCTCGGCGCTGACGGATATCTTGCAAATGATGGAAAACACGCATTTAAACTCGGCGGTATCGAAGATGGTGTTGGAGCTTACTTTATCTCCATGAATGAGCTTTGGAACAAAACCACGGCTTCTATGGTTGATTACTATATCCGTCCAAAGGGAGTAGCTTGGTCTGGAACAGCTTCGGGATGGACAAAGGTTGCTGCGGCAGATCTGCTCGATTCTAACGATGCATGGATTGGAGACATTAACATCGACCTTTCTACCGGCGTGATTTGGCTGAAAAAGCCGGGAACTGGTGATTCTGTTGGTGTTGGAGACAGAATCTACAAAGGCGGTACTGGAACTGGTTGGAGACAGGCTCTGTTGCGTGGGGATCTGTGGAGCGGCGGTGGCGCCGGTCTCTGTTTCGCGATTCTCTGGAGCGGGGTTTCTTGGACGGGCTGGGTCTACGCCTTCTGCATTTAGTCCCGAAGCCTTTCAGGGGTGAATTTTTCGCAGAAAAAGAGGGGTCTTCCCCTTATATAAGTAGAAGAAGGACTTGTCGCATTGGCGTGGGAATCTGAGGAACGGCGGTAACGCCGGTCTCTGTTACGCGAATCTCAGGAACGAGGTTTCTTGGACGAACTGGAACTACGCCTTCTGAATTTTAAGTGAGCAAAATTATGCACCGCTGGGTGCTTGCGCGACATTTCGCAACAATAAGTTGTACCTCGAAAGAGGTCTAAAATAAGTATTAAGAAAGGGAGCTGACATCACGGCAGTGGTGCTGGCAATCTATACGAATTGGTATAGGTTGGGGCTAGTAGAAAAACCGAAAGTCCCTCGGACGTAAAATGAAAAGATGTTGTAAGAACGTTGATGTCACGAATAGAGAATTGATATCAGAGGCTGTATGGACGTGTCTACAAGACAAAATGACACGTAGCGATACGATTAAGATGTTTTCTGAGTACACTGGACTTCCGCTCAAGATTTTATATGATATCGCAAAGAACCATAAAGGTATGCTTGATGGAATTGTGGAATCCGTAATAGACGGAATCAGACAAGAAATCATCAACCAAAGATATATTGTAAAGCCGATACGGTACGTGGTAAGGAAAGATGATTGCACTGGAAAGCTACGGAATATCGGCATACAAGATGTTAAACAGCAAATCTATGATTATATCGCAGTATACGGTTTGAGAGAGTTGTTCGAGAGAAAACTTGGCTACTATCAATGCGGAGCTGTAAAACGTAAAGGCAATGAGTTCGGAGCGAATGCAATTTACGGATGGCTGAAAGACAAAAATATCCGCTGGGCGTGGCAATCGGATGTTCGGCATTATTACGAAAATATAGATAAGAGTGCCCTGAGAAGGATGCTTAATCGTGACGTGAAGAATGAAAGACTTCTTCATTTGACCTTCTACTTAATCGATACGTTTAAGTACGGGCTTTCCATAGGATCGTATTTGAGCCAATTTCTAGCGAATTATTACCTGAGCAAGGCTTATATCTTTGTAAGCGAACAATGCAAAATAAGGCATAAAAAGGACGGCACAGCAAAGAGAATTGCCCTTGTAAAGCACGTCTTATTTCAAATGGATGATATTGTATTCTTTGGAAGCAGCAAGAAAGATATGGAGATGACCGTCAAAAGATTCGAAAAATATATCAGTGAAAAGCTGAATCTTGAATTAAAAGAATCGGCTCATTATATCGATTTACGAACTGGATATGTTGATATTCTCGGCAGAAAGATATCAAGAAAGAATCTTACGATAAGGTCATCTACATTTTTAAAAGCTCGCAGAACATACAAGAAAGCGTATTATTATGTCTGCCACGGAAAAGAGATCCCGTTGAAACTTGCAAGGACTTGCGTGTCGAGATACGGAGCGATCAAACACACGCACAGCAAGCGATTCCAAAGAAGATACCATGTTCTGAAAGTAAATATCATGGCAAAGCGAACGATCAGCAGACGTGCGAAAAGAGCGAAACCAAAGGACAATAAAATATATTTTAGTAAGGAGTGGCAAAATGGAAGTAATGAGATTTACCGAAAAGCAGAAAAAAGTGACAATTTACGAGATTGATGATGGGGCAAGAGATGTGGTCATCTGCACGAACGAAAGAGAAGTCACAGAAGAGAATCCAAACGACGAAGCAGAAAAAGCAACCATGTATGAGTATGACGGAAATATCTTCCGAACATACCTTGTATCGGCTGATGAAATCAGTGAGAATCCAGAATCATTTCTCACCTATGGCGGAGATGAACAGCCGACCGATGCAATGGTGGAATATGCCAATCAGAAGATTGACGAATACACAGCTCAGCTCATGGAAGAAGGAGTTATCTAAGGAGGTAGAAAGCTATGAGAATCTTGGTTGAAAGTCTGAAAAGACTGTACGAAAACGGAAGAGTGACAAAAGCGCAGCTTCAGAAAAGAGTCGAAAAGAAAACTCTGACGATTGATGAATTCAATTACATCGTTGGAGAGGAAGAAAAAACAGAACCGGAACAGTCCGAAGAATAGCGAGGGCAAGATCATTGGAACATTTTATTTATCAGACTTACGTCACAGCATTGCCGATTGTCTTAACGGCCCTCATGGGATATGTAGTATGGCTTTTAAAAAACCAGAAGAAAGACAGGGACGCAAACAGCAAAGGCACAATGCTTTTGCTTAGAGTCCAGCTGATTGAGTATCACGACAAATACATGAGACTCGGCTCAATCCCCTCATATGCTTACGAGAATTTCTGTGAAATGTATAACGCGTATCACAAACTCGGTGGCAATGGAATGATCACAAAAATGATGCACGAGATCGAAGAATTACACCTAAGAGAAAAAGGAGAATAGAATCATGGAACAGATTATTAACTACGTGAAACCGGAACTTGTTGTTGTCGCAATCGTGTTGTATTTTATCGGAATCGGACTAAAAAAATCTGAAACCGTAGCGGACAAATACATTCCGGCAATCCTTGGAGTTGTTGGAGTTGTAATTTGCGGAATCTATGTTGTTGCAACTTGCGACCTTAAGGGTACACAAAATATCGCAATGGCAATTTTCACAGCGATTGTTCAGGGTATTCTGGTTGCGGGACTTAGCAATTATGTAAACCAGGTATTTAAACAGTTGAATAAAGCTGAGTAG